CGAGAAGATGGTCGCCCTGCTACAAGAGACGGCCCCGGGCCGGTATCGGTTCGCCGGGCTTGTGAGGATCTGATGCGCAAGAAGCCCGCCAAGATCAAGGCATCGCGCCGCATCCGAGCGTTTGGCGTCGCCTCGCTGCTCCGGGAAGCCTCAAGGAATGGGAAGGTCTACAGCATCGACAAGACCTCATCCCCCTACTGGCGCAACGCCGGGAGCGACCAGCGATGAGCGCCACAGCCGGGCAGGACATCTGCTACCTGTTCAAGAGCGCGCAACAGCGGGACGACTGGAAGCGCATCAACCACCAGCACCAAGGACGGGCCGCGTCGATATGGGAAAGCTCCATGGGGGAGCGGTTCCGCGAGATCAGAGTCATGTTTACTCCGGAAACAGACCAAGAGCACGCCGAGATCGATAACCGCTGGCGTACAAGGCTTGCACGCGGCGGCCAGTGGGTTCCGTACGCCGAACAGGAAGGCTGACCCATGGCACGCCCCACCATCTATACAAGAGACCTCGCAGCCAAGTACTGCATGCACATCGCAGCAGGCAAGAGCATGCAGAAGGCGTGCAAGCTCAAGGGAATGCCCGGTGAGACCACTGTGCTCCGCTGGCTGGCTGATGAGCGCCCCGAGTTCGACGAGTTTCGGAGGCTGTACGCACGCGCCAGAGAAATGCGAGCAGACGCTCGATTCGAGGCAATGGACGCGCTGGCCGACGAGATCAAGACCAAAACGGTAGCCCCGGACGTTGGCCGGGTGCTGATGGACATCAAGAAGTTCCAGATCGTGAAGGAGAACCGCAGCAAGTACGGGGACGCCTTGACGGTGCAGGGGAACAAGGACGCCCCGGTGGTGGTGGAGAGCCGCTACGAGCTGACCCGCGAGCAGTTGCTGGCCATTGCGGCGGGTGCGGCCAAGAAGCCGGAAGGTGAAGTGTGAAGCTGCCGCCACTGGAGCCAATGACCTTCCACGGCGTGCCGATCGTGTGGGATGAAAGACTGGCCTCGCCGGCAGATGCGGACGGCGTGCCAAAGCGAGCCTACTGGTTCCGTGGCGACGTAGCCGCTGCGCTGGTCAAGGCCGGATACGAGCCAGTACCCGCTGCGCTGAAAGACCCCGACAGTTGACGCCACCGGCTCCGGGGGTAGGATAGGCGCCGATCTATCCACCCATAGCAGGAGATTGCAATGTCAGTTGAAATCATGGCAACAGGGGCGAGCACTGCCAACTCGGTCACCGTCACAGTGACCGCAGCGGCACCCGTGACGGTCAGCCTCAAGCACTCAAGCGGCAGCATCCCGGTGTTCGGGTTCCTGCCCGGCGTCACTGCAGGGTTCGGGCCGATCATCGTCCAGTCTCAGGATAACAGCGGAAATTGGAACTTCACGGGCGAAGTGTTGAACGCGAACACCCCGGTGCTGCTGTTGAACCGCCCCGGCGTCTACCGCATCCGCCGACTGGCGCTGGATACCGACATCGGCGTATTCCGCAGCGATCCGTAATGGCTCGGCCGTCTCCGGCTGAAGCGGCGGCGGAGATCCTTCGCCGGGACATGGCGCGGGAGTCGCTTGTGGCGTTCGCGCAGGCTGTGACCATTCCCAGCGCGCCCCAGGGTGACGAAGACGAGGCTGACGGCTGGATATACAAGCCCGTCGAGTCCTGCATGGCGCACCATCACCGGCTTCTGCTTGCGAAGCTGCAGGCGTGCATGGAAGAGCGGTACGGCCGCCTGATGATCTTCATGCCCCCAGGGTCAGCGAAGTCGATCTACGCCGGTGTGGTCGCCCCCGCTTGGGCGATGGGACGCTGGCCTGGCTTCAACCTCGTGGCTACCAGTTACGCGGACAAACCGATCCACCGAAACTCAAGGCGCTGCCGGCAGATCGTCGGATCGAAGGAATACAGGGCCATCTGGCCGGAGCTTCCGGTACTGTCGTCGTCGGCGATCGACGAATGGGGCATGAGCAACGGCTCGACCGCGCTCTGGAAGGGCATCGACGGCGGCATCACGTCATCCCGCGCGAACGGCGTCATCATCGACGACCCCGTGGCCAACCGAGGCGAGGCCGAAAGTGCCACGGTCATGGACAGCCGGTGGGATGAGTACAAGGACACCGTAAAGTCTCGACTCAAGCCCGGCGCCTTCATCATCATCATCCAGACTCGCTGGGCGCCAGACGATCTCGCCGGCCGCATCCTGCCGGAAGACTGGAGCGGCGAGTCGGGCCGAATCATGTGCCGCGACGGCTTCGAGTGGGAAGTCCTGTGCATCGCCGCGAAGTGCGAGCGCAAGGACGATCCGCTTGGCCGGAAGATCGGCGAGTACCTGTGGCCGGAGTGGTTCGACGCCCGCCACTGGACAAACTTCGAGCCGAACGGGAAAGACCCAGGCCTTGCGAGATCGTGGGCCAGCATGTACCAGCAGCGGCCACGCCCTGACGAGGGAAACCAATTCGAGGCCGACTGGATCAAGTGGTACGACCCCGACAGCTTGGACTTCAAGCGCAAGCCGCTTCGGTACTACGGCGCCAGCGACTACGCCGTGACCGAGAAGAGCGCCAGCAACGATCCAGACTGGACCGAGCATGGCGTCTTCGGCATGGACCCCGAGGGTGACCTGTACGGCGTGGACTGGTGGTTCGACCGCGTGACCATCGACGAGGGTGCGAACGCCGAGATCACTCTGGCGAAGCGCTGGAAGGTCTCCGAGTGGTGGGGCGCACGCGGCAAGGATGAGAACGCGGTCGCGCCGATGCGCAAGCGCCTGCAGCGAGAGCGCGCGGCCAGGGGCGAGCGCGGCGTGTACTATCACCGCGATCTGCTGCCGGACGACAAGGACAAGATCGCCAAGGTCGCCAGCTTCCGGGGTTACGTGCATTCCGGGTGCGTGTACCTGCCACTGGGGCGACCTTGGGCGATCCGCCTCGCTGACCAGCTCTGCAAGTTCCGAGGCGTGGACAGCGACCAGGATGACGGCGTCGACGTGTGCGGCCTGATCGGTCGCGGGCTGGCAGAGATGCGCGACCCTGCGGCACCCGTGACACCCGAGGAAGCGGTCAACCCTGGCCCCTTCACCGTGAACCAGCTGCGACGTGAGCAGCGAGACCAACAGCGCGCAGGCGCGAAGAGAGGACGGCGGTGAACGAAGAGAATGCGATAATCGGCCTCATGCAAGACGCGGCTGCGAGCGAACAAGCCGAGATCGAGCGGCAAAAGGCGATCCTGCGCGAAGAGGCCGACGTTAAGGCTTGGGCCGACAAGATCAAGGCGGGCCGCGATCTGGACTCTGCCGCCCGCAAGCAGTACGCGGTAGACCGCAGCTATTGCTCGGTCGATGCCGGCAAGGCCTACGGCGTCAGCGTGCCGATCGCCGCGGCATACGTCGATGTCCTGTCGTCCTACCTGTTCGCCCGCGATCCTGCGATGGACTCCCAGCCATCGGCAGCGGCAGGCCCGGCCCGGATGGAAGATGCCCGCTCGCTGGCCAAGACGATCAACATCGTGCTGGCTGGTCTCTGGCGTGAGGGTGCGCTCAAGGCCGGCGCCCGTCCGTTTACCCGCTCGGCACTGACCATCGGCGTCGGCTGGATGAAGGCCGTATACCTGCACCGGACGGAGAATGATCCGCTCGTGCAGAAACAGGTCGCCGACCTGCAGGACAACCTCGCGCGCATTCGCGCCTATCAAGAAGAGCTGGCCGAGGACGAACCCGGCGAGGCGGACGAACGCGAGACGATCAAGGCGGCACTGGAAGCGCAGATCCAAGGCCTGCAGCAGCACGTCGAGGTGGTGAAGTCGCAGGGCATGGTCTTCGACTTCGTGTCGGGCGAGGACATGCAACTCGCGCCCGAGTGCCCGTCGTCCGAGCGGTTCCTCGATTCCCCATGGATCGCGCACCGCGTACCGATCGCGAAGAAGGACGCGAAGGTGCAGCTTCCGCTGCTGTCCGAGGAACAGCTCAAGAAGGCCGAAGTCCACACCAAGCGCAAGCCGGCGGACGCTGACAGCGCGCCGAGGACGCTGGAAGCATTCAAGCCCGAGGACGCGGACGCATACGTCGCGGTCAAGGGTGCCGGCGAGTGCGAGGAATACATCTTCGCCTGGGAGATTTGGGACAAGACCGCGAACGTCGTGCGCGTGTGGGTCGAAGGGACAACCCGCTGGGCACGCCCTGTCGAAGCTCCGCAGGTCAAGACGCGCCGGTTCTATCCGTTCTTCACGTGGCAACCGCTACAGGTGGACGCCAAGCGCCACCCGGAGTCCCTGCCGCACCGTTCGGCTGGACTTCTGGACGATTACAACGAAGCGCGGTCGGACTGGCGTACGTTCCGCGCACGGTCGCTGCCAAAGCTCGGGTTCGACCGGGGCAATATCGACCCGGAAGACATGACGGCCATCACCTACGCGGAAGGCGGGGAGACGGTCGGCATCGACGCGAAAGGGCAGGATTTATCGAAGGCGCTGGTGCGTCTTGCCACGCCCGAGTTCAACCCGGCGCTGTACGACACGGCGACCATCCGCGCCGAACTGGAACTGGTCTGGGGCATCCAAGAGGCCTTGTCGTCCAGCATCCGCACGGCCAAGACCGCCACCGAGGCGGATATCCAGCAGACGGGCACCGAGTCGCGCCTGAGCTTCTACCGCGACAGCCTGGACGAGATGTTCGTCGAGCTGGCGAAGTATTCGGCCGAGGTCGCGCTGATGTGCCTGCCGCTTGAGGAAGCGCAGCGGTTCGCAGGACCCGAGGCGTATTGGCCGGCTGGAATCACCATCGAGCAGATGGATCTGCTGCTGTCGATCGACATCCGCGCCGGCAGCACCACCAAGGCCGCCAGCGGATTGCGCCAGGAGCGCTGGACACAGATTGCGCCCCTGATCCGCGAGAGCATCGACCTGATCGGCCAGTTGCGGAACTCTTCGCCGCTGGAGATCGCAGACAAGCACGAAGAGCTGCTGAAAGAGACGCTGGACCGATTCGGCGAGAACATGGACGCATCGCGCTTCATCCCGAAGGTTGGCGAGCCGATGCAGTTGATCGATCCGACCACCATGCAGCCTGTGCTGGCCTACCCCGCACCCCAGCAGCCCGGAGCGCCACCCGCCGCAGCGCTGCCGCCACCCGCCGTACCCAACCCTGACGAGGCAATGCCATGACCGACCCGACCGACACCACCACCGCCGAAGCCGCAGCACCGGAGACCGCTCCGGTCGAAACCACTGCCGCACCTGCCGTAGAGACCCCGACGCCGGAACAGGCCAAGGACGCCACGGTTGACGCCGCGCTGGCGGCCATGCTTGCCGAAGCTCCGAAGGCAGGCGACCCGCCCGCGCCGTCAGCACCGGCAGCAGCAGACCCGCAGGCCCCGGCTGCCGATCCGGTCGCCAAGGTAGGCGATCCCGCACCCGCGAAGCCGGACGCACCCGCAGCCGACAAACTGGCCGACACGTTCGAGGAAGAGCTGGCCGCCGCTGGCCCGGTGACAAAGCGGCAGGAAGCCCGCATGAAGCAGCTCTACGATCGCGCGCGCAAGGCTGACGAGCTGGCCCCGAAGGTTGACCAACTGCGGGCATGGGAAGAATCGATTACCAGCACCGGGGCGACGCCGGAGCAGTTCGGCGGGGCGATGAACTATCTGACCTTGCTCAACAGCGGCAAGCCGGAAAATCTGGCAATCGCGTTCGAACAGATCGAAGGCGAGTATCTGGCGCTGGCCAAGGCGCTCGGCCGTCCGACCAGCGCGGGGTATGACCCGATCTCCGACCATCCGGACATCGCGGCGAAGCTGGCAAACATGGACATCGATCGCGACACGGCGCTG